CCTCAAGGCGCACTCTTACTTCGTGCCTGATCTTGAAACCAAGATCGAGGTCGACGTCAACGGTGTCGCCATCTACCGCCTTGACCAATCTTCCAACGTACTCATACATGGCCGGTCCTCCCGCAGTGCAATCACTTGCACTTTCTGGAGTATCGAAAACCAACACTCCTATCGTGAACATTACCAACGCTACCCAAAAGCAGACTACTAACTTCATTATGCGCCTCCTACTGCTCGGTGAAATTAAATAGTTGAATCTCTCCGTTCCTCATGTAGCGATTACCACCCTCTATGTCTCCAGCTCTATACAAACTTGACGCCCGTGTAAAGCTATCCCGCGCCCGCTGCCATGTTGAAGGACGAAACCCTCTGTTGCGTTCAAAATCGTTCGATATGCGCCGTCCAATGGCGTTGGCTTGCTCTGCTCTGTCTTGGAGCGGTGCATTGGACGCTCTTACGCCCTGCGAAGCGCCGATGATAGTCCGCGCCTCTGCGTCCTGCTCTTGTGGAGACGCAAACCTAACACCGCCTACGCCACCACCTCTGGCGCCACGAACGCCCATCCCTGCTTACTTGCTCCTTCGCCCTTCGCCAACCCTGACGTTACTGATCTCTCTTCTTGCTCCCTGACCAATCTGGCGAAAGACCTCTCGATTGCCGCGCCCACCGGGACGCAACCCCCTGAGAGCGGCGCGGGCTTGCTGACCGCCATCGCCGCCGACATTGCTTACGGCAGCCCTTAATCGGTCAAGATTCGCCGCGTTGTTTGAGCGCAAAGCCGCCGTTGCCGCTGAACTTATGCCTCGAAGGTCGCCCATGTTACCGAGAAACCTTCCACCGATTCTCGGAGCGCCTCCGCCTCCTGCCCCACTTGTTCCCATCGTTATCCCTCCTTACGAAACGTTATCATTCATTCTGCTCGTGTTCGATCGCCTCTTCCTGGCGTTACGAAGCGATGACCGGGCTTCTCTCAATCCTGCTCTTCCGCCACCTCTTCCGCTAATTCCCATTTTCCTCTACCTCTATGGACTCGTCCGTCGGGTCGAAGTCCTCGCTAACCGATACTGCCGGCATATCGGCCAACCCTTCCCTCAGCCACGGCTCCAACATCTGTGGCATGGTCATCCCTTTGTCGCGGCAATGCAAAGCCACTTCGTCCATGAGCTTCTTCAACTCCGGTGTCATCTGCACCCAATAGTGTGGCCTGCCACCGTGCGTAAACACCATGAACGAATACTTTAGGTCTGATCCGTGACGTGTAAACAACTCATTGATGACGCGGGAAAGATCGTTGACGTTTTTGATTTCCTTCTTCGTATCGTTGAACATACTCTGCATGGAAGCGGGCAATTTCTTTCGGATGTCGCCGACCAACTTCTGCAACGATTCTTGGTGTGCATAACCAAGCATCTTGTTAATTGACTCCCTCGAATACTTTCCAAGGAACTCCGAGTAAATCGCCTTCAACTTAACGGGATTCGGACGGCCACGAAGAACATTCTGAGCCGATGTTAGACATTTAAGAACATCGGAATCCTTGAACTTTTCTTCGACCAGCACCTTCGCGGGAACTTCCTTCATCCCAAGCAGCTTTGCCGCCTTTGTTCTGTGCTCACCGTCAATGATGAGAAACTTCTCAGTCCCATCGTCCGTCGCATACGGAACAACGTGGATGTCGGTAAGAAACCCCTCTTGCTTGATCTTTTCCACAAGAAGGTTGAACTCTTCTTCCGTCATTTCATTCGGATTCCAAGAGTTCGGAACCAACTGCCCTACTGGGATCAGCTTACGCTGGCCGGGTATTTCTATAGCGCCCATGATTGTTTACTTACCTTTCTTGGCCTTGCCCTTGATGCCAAGCGTGCTGTACGGTATTCCGAAAATGCTCTTCTTTTCCTTTTCGATAACGCCGTTCTTTTTCTTGGCCTTCTCGATGTCCCCGCTGACCGTGTTCGAGATAGCTTTTTCGGTCTTCTCGTCTACCTGAGTAACCTTCTTCATTACATTCTCCTTCCTTCGCTGAGGATTGTTCTGGCGGCTTCCCTACTAAATCCCAACTTCTCCAAGTCCGCCGCATGTTCTTCGCCGTCTTTTGACGACACGTCATTTTCCCACTGGCGTTCTGCAATGATTCCAAGGCGCACGGCATTCTTCATCAAACCCGCATTGCCTATGTCCAATCCGCGAGAATACTGCCGACCGAGGAACTCGAACTCCTTGCCAAGAGCACCGCGCTCATCGGCGTTTCGGTTGGCGTGCATAGCCTCATGCAGCGCGGATGTAGCCCACAACATATCGTTATTGCCCAACGCCTTCGGCGATAATGTTATGATGTTGGAACCGCGCATCGAATAACCATAAACACCTTCTCGCTTGTCGTCCGCCTTCACCTCTTTCAGTTCCATCAACAGTCCGGTATCGGAACCGTTCATGTAACGCCAACCACGCCGCATATACTTTTTTATGATCTGCGACGCAACCGTGACTTTCGCAAGCCACTTTTCATAGCCTTGTTTCGATGCCATGAGTAGTCAATCTCCTTTCCACATTAAGCCGCGCCGTCATCTCACTATCATAACCTTCTTTGAAGAAATCATCGAAGAACTTCTTTGTCCCATCCCAATCCGGTTCAGGACTCTGCTTCTCGTCTTGACTGAGTTCAATACGTTTCCTTCGTGAGTCTTCACTTACCCTCCCTTGCGGAATCGCATACGAAGTCCATGTGCTCGGCGTTGCGAAGGAATATGTCCTTCGGAGAATCTTCTTTGTACCACAGACGATCAACGGTCTGGCGATGAAATTCTGCGTACCTATACGACTTCGTATCCACTATTGTAACATCTTTCAAATTTGCAATCAAATACTTTGCGCGGGAATCTCTGCTCGCGCCGAAAACAACCCACTTAAATGGATAACCTGCGCGATCTTCAAAGTCTTTCATTCTGGCCACGCTCAAGCCCCATGCCTTCATCGTTGTGGTCGTATGGATAGTTTGAAAGTTGAATGCGACTATGGACGGCTGATTCTCTTTCGCCCACGCCAGCACCCGGTCGAAGTCCTGTTTAACAATCCAACCATAGTCAGGGATGACTTTAACGCCCCGCTCCTGTAACAATTTCATCATGTGAAAGCGGCGCTTCAAATTGACGAGATGATCCCAGCGCGGATAGTTGTCGTACATACTGAAATTTACCCCACAGACAAAATCAACTTTATACTCCGCAATCTTGTCAGCCATCTTCTCGTAGCCCATCTTCAGCATCTCATCGAGATACTTGTCCAGAACACAGAACGATATGCCGATAAGACTTTCATTCGGAACTTTGTAGCGAACACGCAAATCTTTCTCACGCGACCACGTTAAGAAGTCAATATAGAAAAGATGCTTAATCGAAACTATGTACGCTGGCAGACGTATGTTCCACGCTTGTGAGTTCAACTGATAAATAATTGGAGGAAGCCGAAGGTCGAACGGAACCCAACGCGAGTCTGTAAAATCTGGACCGCCTACTCTATCCATTTCTTTGAAGCGGTGCGGGGACTTGCAACAAATGGCGCGGCACGACTGGCAATCATGAGTGCAATAGCGCGAATCATCAAGCTCATAGAACCCACCGCACCATTGACGCATTTCGCACTTCTGACATCTGACGGTCTCGGCAATGTCCTCCAACGAGAAGTCGCGTCTTTTCCAAAGCGGTTTGTTGACTATTCCGAAGGACATTACTTCCTCACAAACACCGGCTGATCGGTTTGGCAGTCGTCCTCAAACCCTGCTCGCAACATGCCGTCTCTCCAATAATTTTTGCCGGTGAGAAACTTTCCATTCGGCGCAAGAACGTTTACTTTATTCCTCGTGTTATGAAAAATCCTCGCCGCCCATTCCTGCACGCCTATCTTTTTATCGGATGAGAACAAGTCCTCCATCAACTTAACCCTGCCCTCTTGAATGCGCTCAGGTTGTTTTATCTTATCGTATAACTTCCTGAGTTTTTCAAATATGCTCAAGTTAATCCGTACAGGATCAAATTTCTCTCGTATGAATTTCTTTTGCTTGGCGATCACCTCTTGAATCTCCGGTGAAAAATAATTGTCAATTATCTTATTCAGCATGGCCACTGCTTCAATCTTTCCCTTCGCAATAAACGGATAACCCTCGTACAATTGATCATATATGTTCGGACGATCCTTAAAAACTCCAACCTGCTCCATCATCTGCGCCTCCATGACAGAATGAGCAAGTTCAGCATAATCACACCAGAACACGAAGGCGTGCGCCTTAGCCAGTTCCGCATACCAATCCTCAACTGGCAACTGCTGGGTTATTTCGGCGTGCGGATAATCTCTTCTTATTGCGTCCAACGATAACGAAGCAAGCGATGACGTATTAACCTGAATCTTCACGTCGCGACCCGTCTTATAAACTGAATCAAGAATGTCCATTACTTCTTCGGTCTTATATCCAGACGTTGTGGCAAACGGAAAACATAAACGTCCCGGCTTTGCCTGCTTTGCAATTACTATTTTATCCAACTTATCGAAGTCGCAAGCGACATAACCAAAACTTGAACTTTCTTCGATACGCTTCACCGCTGCTGGACTGAGAAGACTCAAAGCATCCTTCATCATTCTATTCTTCTGATCCGGGTTTACCCATATTATCATATCGGAGTGATACAATCCCATCACCTCGGCCATAACGTAGAACGTATCCAACATCGAGAACGTCTTTCGATCAAGAACATACTGCATAACAGTAACGAAACCTATGCCTGATCGTGACGGTCGATATGGAGCACAGATGCCGAGCTTGATGTCCTGCATCCCGGCCAACGAAGAATTAATAACGATGTCGATAAAATAATCTCCATCTATTTCATTGAATAAATCATTGAGCTGCGGAATAGAACAAGACATTTCCCTGACCTGATTTCTGACCGTGTAATCCAACGCGATTATTTTAATGCGTGGATGAACCAGACCTCTTAGAACATCATTCCTTTCGGCAAACTCAAACGGGACCGGAAAATAAACAAAACATTTTTCATCAAACCTAACCAACTGTCCAAAGAAGTCTCTTGCCCAATGAAAGCGCGGACAAACATCGATGTTCGCCACACTGTAAACCGGACTATACAGGATTCGCATTAGCCCCTCCAAATACCTAAAAACGACGTGGAGACACTTATTACTTCGAACCCCAACTCTTCCAACTCCGTCTTCTTCAAGAACATTATGTGCGCAGGGTTTCTAATCAGAATCTCTCGCATCATTATATCTAAATTTGACGTAGGCATTTCTTCACCACGAAAATCCTTTCACTAGAATGAACGCTTCTGCCAACCTTGACGGCAAGATTAAGCCGCGCCAGCGGGCGAGAACTTCTATCCCTTCAGCGTCTCTCGGATACTTTACCTGAGAGGTGTAGAGCGCCATTGCTTCTTTCTTCTTATCGAGAGCTTCTTGTCTCAACGGCACGAACCAGTTCGGCGCAAACATATCACCTGATCGTTCGGTGCAAGTCAATACCTCATAAGACATTACAGTGATTGGTCTTCCACCAACGGCAATCATCGTTGCTTCATAAGCGGTGCGGTGGTCCTGATTAACGTCGTCTTTGAAATGAGTAAACACTACCGACGGAATATGCGTAAGTATTGCTCCTTCTATCGCATCTACAGCACTCATCAAATCCATGCTCTCATCTCGTAAGCCTGCGTGCGTGTAAGGAGGGACTCCGAGAACCTTGCTTACTTTCACACTTTGCTCGCGCAGCTCTCTCGTCATTTTGAGATCGACAGCGTGGTTATTCGTCTTGTCGCACAAATTCAAAACGTGAACATCACCATGTTGTGCAATTGATTGCATTACCCCACCGCAACCCAGCACCTCGTCGTCAAGGTGCGCCGCTACTATTAACACTCTCTTGCTCATAAGAAATCTACCGTCTTCGTTTTGTTCAATCGTTCAATCAAAAGATTATACTTCGTAAGACGGCATTCGGGACAATACGCTTTGCAAAAATTTCCGTCGAGTAATTTCTTCGACATTTCCTGTCTTGCCTCCCCTCGCCACAATTCTCCGAACGGAGCGTCTTTCAAATTTCCATAACATCCCATAAACTTATTCACTGGAGACCGGAGACGACAGCAAACAAAGCAACCACCATCTGCGCCTATCACGGTCGTTAAAGAGTGCGCGACGCACGGCAAACCAAAATTTCCGGGACTGTATTCTTTCATCTGGTGAATATAAACCTCGAAACTTGGCGTTTCGAGACTTTTCAATTCGCTCAAATCGAAGTCTCCTCCGAGATCAAGGTTATCCGCCTCAGTGGGTCTCCTGAACTGGATATAGCGAGCGCCAAACCCTCGAATGGATTGAGTAAGGCCGATAAGATTGAACAAGTTGTGAGGCGTTATAATGAAGCCCGCGCCTATTCTGCACTTGCCTTTGCCCGCCGCGCTCGCACGCTTTATGTTCTCAAGAACTTTATCAAAGTCTTCTTCGCGCCCACCCTTCAGTTTTGAAAACTCGTACTTCGTTCCAGCATCAATGGAAAACCTTATCCATGACATGCGTTCGACAAGATCAAAGTCCTTAAACGCTATGCCGTTCGTAATCAGTCCAACCGCCAACCCGGAATCGAGAATGCCTTCAACTATCTCTCTGAAGTCTGGATGGATCGTCGGTTCTCCGCCACCTTCTATCGTTATGCCGCGTGTGCCGCCGGACTTCAGCTCTTTCATTACTTTCAGAATGAGACTCTTATCAAGGATGCCCGGACGGTCTTCGCGCCACTTAAGATCGACGCACCACGCGCACTTCAAATTGCAATGAGTTGTTAAGGAAAGCTCAACGCTGACGGGAAACAAAGAGAGGTCTGCTTGCCGGAGGGCAGCAACTCGTTCTGGGAACAATATCAACTTTTCAGAACTAAAGTCTAAGTCCTGATTTTCTTCGGTCTTCAATCGTTCCATCAATATAATCCTCCACTCGAATAAATTTATCCGGGTCGATACCAAGACGGCGCAACTTATTTACGTTGAGAACGCTATGATCCCAACCCTTTTCAGAATCCTCAAAGGCGCATTGCGCGTGATGCTTAGTCTTAAAATAATGAGCGAGTTGTCCCGTCGTCATTTTTCTACCTGTACCAACGTTAATTATACCACGCTCTTTTCGTTCTGCAACAAGTTCGACGATGGTTCTGCACACGTCATCGACATGAATTAAATCAAGACTTGTCTCAGAGCAAAAAACCTTAAGCAAATGGCCATTGAGATAATCTTCAAGAAATCTATCGGCAACACCACTCTTATTCCGCATCTTTCCATACACATCTGAGATTCTTAATATCAAAAAATTGCCGAAATTGCACCACTTAACCACGTCGTTCTCAGACTCTACTTTTTGCCTCCCATACCACGTTTGGGGTTGCCTCAATGAAACCTCTTTCGCCCCAACAACATTGCCGTACACAGCAGAGCTACTGAAGAACACTACATTAACATCGCTGCGATACTCAATGCCAGCAAGGATATTCAACAAGGTTCGATCTTTTTCTTCTTCAGTGGGTCGCGCCATGAATAAAATATCTGAATAATTCAGAACAACTGGACACTCACCACGACCGAACACGTCGAACGTGATGTTAAGTTGCGGAGAGGCCATCAGCATCTCAGTCAGTCGTGTGCCGATAAAGCCGTGTCCGCCGATCAAAGCCCAACGGCGATCTATTGGAGCAACTGGAGCAACTGGAGCAACTGCTTTCATTATTCCTTAATCTTGAAGCAACGCTTCATATACGTTACAGCGTCGTCTGGACCGATGTTCGCTATCAAGTCCACAACTGACAAATTAGGAATGAACTGCCCGTGCGGTTGAACGTGTTGTGGGTACGGTTCAGGTATGAACTCGTACTCGACTACTTTAATCCCACGGCTGTCGAAGTCTTCGCGCTTCATATAATCCCACACGGACTTTCCAGTTATGTAGGCATCGCACTTCAACACTTCGCACTGCATCGCAATCTTTTCGCTCGCGGTCTGATACATGCGCGGCGGAATAAGCTCGTTTCTGATCTTATCGTTTACCACATACGTCGCTGAAAGACACGGCTGTTTAATGTTCATCGCTTTCTTGAAACAACCTAGCAGGCGCGTGAACAACAACAAAAATTCCTTGCCTCCCCAATCATCCTCGGCGAGAATATCAAGCACTGGTTCGATGTATTGGAAAAACGGAGCCTTTTGATAGCAGTGCATCAATGTTTTTCGGTGCTTGTCAGCCCAATTTTCCCTTGCACAGCGCGTTTGGTAGAGCTTGGGTGGTGAAGTGCGGTCAACAGGCACAACGAGCATTATCTCGCCATTTGGACCTTTTACCCGGTTGCGATTCATCCAGTCGTGCCGGACAAAATCAACATCGTCCGAGACAACAAAAAAATCCGACGCTACAATCTTGGCGAAATACTCAATCGCCGGAAGATAATGCGGTTGATGTCCGCTCATTATTTTCATTTGCCAACCCCTTTCGTTGTTGATCTTCTTCTTGGCGAACACTATGCTTCAAGCGCGGACTTGAGACTATCAACATACTGCTCGGCAATCCTCTTTCAACTTATACTTTCTATCGAGATGGGATTCCATCTTTCTCTCCTTTGTGCTTATTCTCAAAGTGCATCCCGAAACAATCTACCCCGCCGGGCGCAAAAGATAAAATCGCAATGCACCGGGCAAGCGCGTTGAATGCCTTTGCCGTCTCTCCCTTCTTGGCGCTCTTGAACATAATCAAATCGCCACGTTCGCACAGTTCCTTCGTAATTTCTGGAATCTGCTTCTGGATAGAATCCCACGGTTCGTCCTGAAACTGCATCGCCCATAAAGGCACGGCAGCGGATAAGCTGGTCTTAAGCAACGACTCATTACTCATTGTTACAATTGTTACAATCCTCTGCGGCATAACTAATGCAATCGTCGCATTTTTTACACACGTAAATGCCGTCTATCGTAATTGTCTCACTAGGAAGATAAAGCTGAAAGCAAATGTTACAGCATACGCGCTCGTGTTCGACTAAGCCGTTCATTTTATAACTCGTGCAATTGATTGCATTACCCTCTCGATGTCCCTCTTCGGCATCTTGGGATAGAGCGGCAAGCAAAAATGCCGCGCCAACTCTATTACATCAAGACCGTAGCCAACGCCCTGCCTCTTGCCGACTCCAAAGCTCTTTTCGTCCGTCCGCGCTTCGCCGAGACGATGCAGGATGGAACATCTATACACCGAACCCTGCGTCGGAATACTTCCATCTTCAAACGCTGCCATAAGTTTTTTGGCCATACGAGCGGAACCTCTTTCGTCTCGAACCTTAACAATAAACTTGTACCCGTTCCACCCGGCTTCTGTCGCCAACTTGAATACGGAGAGATGCTTGTTCGCCCCAACGTTATCAATCAGTTCTTCGTAATAAGAAGCAACTTTCTTTCTGCTCTCAATCGCATATTCAAGATCATGGAGCGATGCCCTACCAACAATAGCATTCAACTCACTGAGGCGGGCGCTTACGCCATCAACAGGAAACGATAAGCGTTCCGAATGCCACGATGTCTTTCCGTTATCCCTAAAACGCTTGGCATCATCCGTCAGTTTGGAATGAGGAAAAACAAAAAACCCTCCCTCTCCGCACGTCAGTACCTTAGTCGCATACATCGACGCTGCCATACCGTCGGTGTTCCTTCCCGGAATCACAATATCGTCTACTCCGTACTTGGAACGAGCGCCAATGGAATGAGAGGCATCCTCAAGAAACAAAATATTTGGATACTCTCTGCTTATGGTTAATCTGGCGGTCTCCATTGCGGGATTAACCCAGCCGCCGATATGCACCCACATAACCGCGTAAATTCCCCGGTGATTTGTTTTAAGCAATTCCAGCAGGGATGATAGGTCATAATGTAAAGAACTGTTAATAGGGCAAATGAGAGGCTTAAAACCAGCGCCCCAAACGGCTTGGAGCGTTGCCATGAAGGTATTATTAGGGACTACAATGTACTTCTGATACATCTTCGGCGGTTTTGCTATCTTCCACGTCTTAATCATTATCTCAAGCGCCGATGTGCCGGAATTACAAACTCCTACTTGAAGCGGTTTTACTCCGAGCAAAGCGGCAAGCTCTTCCTCAAGAAGACGACCATGATCTCCCATCGTTATACTTCCCGAATCCAGCGCGGCGTTAATCCGCGCCTTCATAGTCTGCTCAGTGCTTTTTCGTAAGCACGGATAAACTCTATTCGTCCGCATAGTCATCACCATCATCGGATTCCTGCTCGTCTGATTCTCCAGCAAGAAACTCCATTACTTTCTGCCGCCACAACTCCCCTTTGGGCGTGGTACAGTCCGGTTGAATGATGCGGCCTACCCTCTGGAAAAACTCCTCTCCGCGTCTTTTAGAGCGCCCCCGCGCCGTGTGGCCGTCGAGTGCCCAATCTGGAGTCGGAAGGACATCGCTGTAATTGCCGGAATGAATAATGCTCCTGATCTTCATTCCTATCAACGTATCTAGGTCTGCGGCCTCCCTCGTCTTTTTGCATCTGCACATTATCAGAACGATGTTGGCAACCATGTTCCCATCGTACTTCTTCTTGCCCTTCGATGTTACAAATTTCATTCCTTCGTAAATGCTGATGATTCGTGCCGTTATGTCCGGCTCAACTGGTCCTATGTCTTCCGATGCTGTAACAAGTAAGCGCCGGAATAAATAATCGACATACCCGCTCTCTGCAATTTCTTTAGCGATGTAAACTGCGGTCTCTTCTTCGCCGCGCCGTATTGCCTTTTGAAGCATTGAAGCGGCCTCGTCAAGCGGACGCTTTAGAACAGTTAATAACTCCATATCTTCCTCCTGAAACAAGTCCAGTAGCTGAAAATGTTTATCGGCTTCTTTGTGATTGCCCTTTGCCACCTTTGCCACCTTTGCCTTGCGCGTGATTATTTTATTATAGCATACATAAAGCCCGTTGTCAATGGGGAATCACGCCATCTTGAAAGGCTTGCATGATGGAAAGCACGGTCGGATATATGGACTTTTCCGGCACTCCGATCTGCTTCAACAACGCCATCGCCTCGTCTCTGTATATCTCCATCATCTTTTCTTTCTGCTTATCCGGCGGCAGGTTCGGCGTTTCCCTGACGATGCGTGTGTGGAGGCGCTTCTTGAACTCCGCAACTGCCAACCCTGCTTTATTAGACTTCATCGTTCACTCCTTAAAAAGATTTTCAGAGTCCCCACCGCTACTCTGAACACCGGACTAACTACTGTGGGAGGAGGAGGAGCTAATTCCCGACCACGGTATCCGGTCCCAAGATACATCACGGCACTTCTTCTATGCCCGGAGACTTCTCGGTCTTCGAGAACTTTTTGGTTTGCGGAGCGATTAAAAATTGCTCTATTCTTTTGAGAACTTCTCCGGTCAAATCATCCGGTTTATGAATGACTACGCTCTTCGGATAAAAATTCTTGACGGCATTGGATTGAATGCCGATGCCGATTACTTCAACGCCGAGCGACTCAAGATGCTGAACTGATAAACGTAACTCGTTATTAATCTTGAAGTGTCCCATCGTCCCATCGTACACTGACGGCCAACCGTCACTGAACACCATCATAACTTTTCTTTCTTGCGGCATCGCTTCGAGTCTTTTTGCCGCGAACATCACACTCTCCGGGTCGCAATTGCATCCTTGCGAATCCAAAGCCATGATGTTATGACGCTTACTCCCGAACGGCTTTGCAATGAAATGAATCAACTTTTCGTATAAGCGGGAAAAAGTTTTGGTCGCCGCCTCCCTCGCCTCATCGTTTTGAAGTGATTGATAATATGTTTCCCACGCATTAGCTAGAGCATTTTCGTGTGTCGCCGCGAACCCTATAACTTCATGCTCTATTCCAAACCCCTCAAGAGCAAGATGGAAAGCGAAAGCGGCGCGACGAGCACACTTAATCTTGTGTCCGCCCATCGAGCCGGAGCAATCTATTACGAGGGACACCGCAACGTTTCGTTTCTTTCCGTCAATCTTCTTTTTGAAAATCCTGTCGGACGTGCCGGACGCCAACTTCCACAGCGCGTCTTGATCGAGGTAGTGTGCCGATTGAAGATTGCCCAACCACCGAGACTTTTCGTTGGCCACGAGGATTCTCTCAAGGCGATTAACGAGCCGTCTTGTTATCGGTTTGACTTCTTCCTTCATACTTGCTTCGCTTTCATAAAGCCGCCCATTATAGCCCACGGTCGTGGTCTTCCAAAGCTCTTCTACTTCGTCGAACTCCGTGCTGAAAGGAATATGCCGATCTTCAGCGAACTTCCGCATCTCATTCATGTAATGCTTCGCAATAACGCAACGGGCAAGAGCGCCGCTGACATCCATACCTCCAAGAAAAGTTTCTGTTTCGCTGGCAGTCTGCTCTGTTAATGCAGTGGCGCCGGAATCTTCAGGTTGAAAATCGTCTTCTCCGTCGGAAAAATCATCGTCTTCATCATCATTGTCTTTCTCGTTGCCGGAAGAATTATCTTTCTCGTTGCCGGAAGAATCGTCTTTTTCTTGCTCGTCTCCATCTTGCTCGTCTTCGTCGTTTTCTTCCTGCTCTTTCTTCTCTTTGTTTTTGCCCTTGCCGTTGCCCTTGCCCGATGAAGGTTTGTCGTCTTGATCGTCTTCTCCATCACCGGACTCGTTTTTCTGAGAAGCAGAACCTTGCATCTCTTGGTTACTTTTCTGTTGCGGTGGTTGCGGTTGGTCGGGTGAGTCTTTCATCTTCCACCTTTTGACTACATCCTTCGCCATCTCGCGCGCCGCCTTGGTATCCGGCAAGTCCGGCATGAGCGGAATAAGGTCTTTAATCTTAGCGAGCATCTTCTGGACATCTTTGTCGTAATCGGTTACTTTGTTTCTTCCCAACGCCACACTGATTAGAGCGATAAGAGCGCGTGTATGGAGCGGCATCTTCTTTTCTTTCTCAAGATATTCTTTATCTTGCTCGATTCTTAATGCTTCGAGATTCTCCCCACCGCCAAGATACTTTCTGGCCACTATCGAATCAACTCTGATGTCTTCAATAGCGCCGGAAACCATATCTATCGCCCAATCTTTGGTCGCGCTCTTCTTGGCCTTTTCACCGAAAGTGGAATGAAGGAGATGGCCTAAAACCTCATGGTCCAGCCAACCTTGTAACATCCGCATAAACTCCGGCGACGGATCAGGAATGATGGGAAGCGATACGACTTTGCCGTCGGTTGCAGGCACCCCCCTGACAACACGCAATCCGTACTTGCCGGATAAAAGCCGCGCCGTCTTTTCTAATGGGTCTTTAAGCCGCATTGCGCTTCTCCTTCTTGTCTTTCTTCTTGATTTCCTTCAACTCATTCTTCGCTCTCAACACCAAATCTTTCGGGTCGAGATTGAAGAAAAACTCCAGCGGACGTTCTTCGTCCGGCACTGGCGCGGTCGGCGTATCGGATGTTATGGAAGCAAGAGCTTCTTTCTCCATGTCTTTCGCCACATCGGAAATGTTTTCTTCTACAATCTTCCACGTGCCATCCGCCTTCTTCTGGTTAATGACGGTTTTAGCAAGCTCCATCGCGCTCATCATTGTCTTGCGAACGCCCTTCGTATAGGACTTCTTTTCGCCGCTTGCGGAGGTTACGATTGCCGATACTACGAACGTTTCGGTGTCGATGATAACTTCGTAATACTCCTCTTTCCTCTTGAATTTTATTAGGCTTGCGATTGCCATTTTAGCTCCTCCTCTTTCTTACTCTTTGAAAGACCCGCCAATCCAGCGTTGCATTACGTTGGATATGACTTCTTTGTCTTCCGTCGAAATTTTATTGAGCACTGTAATGCGAGCAGATTCTTTCAGGTCGCACAACTTAACCGCCGCATTCGCCCACTGCAAACATCTGCGCGGGCTAAAAGTGGTATAAACCTGCTCTTGCTCGAAGCCCTTGCGGATTTCGTTGGCAATCTTCACAATCAAAACCGCCGTCGCTTTGCCCAACCGGGGAACCCGCCTAAGCAGGATGTTGGTTTCTACTATCATGTCCGGCCACGTGATATGAAGAACTGCGTCCCACCTATCGAGAAACGCTTCGTTCATTATCTTCGTGCCCTGATAGAGACCCCTCAATTCTGTTTGCCCGATAGAGTTGGCAGTGCCGAAAATCCTGAACCCTTCCGCCGGATATATCACCGACCCGTCCTTCTCTTGGAGAACCAACTTCCCGTCATCTTCAAGCAAGCTATGAAGCGATGCCAAGATTTCCGGTTCGGCGAAATCAACTTCATCCAAAATAAGATAAGCGCCGGATTCCATAGCACGGGGAACCAGTCCATCTACCCACACCGTCTGGCCACCTTTAACCGTCCATCTTCCAATAAGGTCTGGCACGGTGGTTTGCCCGTTAAGGTTTGCGCGAAAGCACTCAACCCCATTGCGAGCGGCAATCTGCTCAATTGCGCTCGTCTTTCCTACCCCACAGTGCCCGACCAGCAACGTCTTCCATCCCGCCTCAATCGCTTCTTGCAACTGCGACATCCATGAATGGTCAACGTATTCTGGAATGAGCTTTGGAATGAGGTTTGTTTCTTTTTCTTTTGGCGCGTGGGTCGTTTCTTTCATTTAGCTCCTCCTATTCTTCTTCTTTTGGCGCGGTATATTGCGCGTGATAATGAGATTATAGCATATTTAATTACCGTTGTCAATAGGGGCAACGGAGTAAATCTTGAAAAAAACTAAAATAACCGCCAACGCCATGCAGATTGTGGCCAAACATAGCGTCCATGATAGGCGCTCTTTATTTATAATAGAGGATAGAAGCGCGGCCATGACCGGATACAATCCTGAAATAATCAAAACTGGCATCAACGGTCCTCTATTGAGAGCGGCGGTGAAAGTCCATAGAGCGACTACGCCGGAAGCGCCAGCGAGAACTGCGTACAACCACCACGTTATAGGATAGTTTACCTCGGAGCGCCCACCATTTACTATCACATAAATTCCGACGCACATTGACATGACGAACTGAACGCTGATGACGACCATTGACGTGTAAAAGCCCCCAAACCCATCGGAGGCTTTATCCATCATCAGCGCCCACGTCGTCCAAAGTATCAACGTTACGCAAGCAAGCTGGATTGAACTCATTTAATTTCCTCCTCTTCTTCTCCGGCTTCCTCGTTTGCCGCTTCATTTTCTTCGGCGGGCTTCGAGCGCCTCAGATAGATCAACAACTCTTTCGCCGCCAACGGTCCGGTGGCTTTGGAACCTATCGCCTTCCTGACATCTTCTGATGGAACCGCCTTCATTACGGTCTCGATCATTGCTATTATGTCTTCGGTCTTTTCCGCCTTCACGCCGGAAACCTCTGCGATTCTGTCTATGAGGTGCTTCGCCCACGTCGTATTCTTCACAGTCGTGTCGTTCTCTGCAAGGAACCCCAAACAAATCATCTCAACGTTGTGACCCGTGGCATCGCTCTTACTTATCGTCTTCGCAATCTCTATCGCCTTCTCAATGGTCACTGCTTGCGCGTCACTCATCGGAACCCGCAAGGTCTTCACTATCTTTTCTTCTATGGACTTTCTTCCGGTTGTAACTCGGACTTCTTCGATAAGCTCGGAAGCCGATAATTCCTCAGCCCTCTCAATCCACTCATCGGCGTTGTCTTGGTCGATGACGTTGGAGAGTTCTTTCAGCTTCGTCCAGCCAAGCGCCAGCGCCTTCTCACGTTGCTCTGGAGTCAGCTTGTTCTCGCATACCCAATAAATCTTCATCAGGTAGCGGGCTTTGCGGAGCGAAAAAGCCAACTCGATTTCAACGTATTCCTGAAACGTCTCCCACTGCCAACGTTTGAAAACACGCGACCCGAAAATCTTATACAGCGTCCCGGCCAACCGATAGTTCAACTTATCGGAAACCGTCACCAGCTTTTTTGCCAGTGAGCGTAACTCGTCGGCTTCGCCTTCATTGAGGTCTAAAACCGGCGGCGCTTCATCGGTATCGTCATCGGGATTGGTTTGTGGTTTTGATTCTTCGGCGGGAACTGCTTCGACCGATTCGATAAACTTTGTTACCTCCTCTTCCGACATCTTCGTTGAAAACTTCTTGGGGCATTGGTCTGCGAGTCCGTCTTTTTTGACCTTCTTGGATTTCTCCGGCGCTTCGCTTTGACCTACTGGGGCGGGCAATGATTTCTTCTCCTTGTGTTTCATAATCTCCTCTTCTTTTTGAATTGTGCAATCAATTGCACTTGCTTTGATAGTAGGATGATAGCATAAATAAATGAATTGTCAAGTGCCCAACACGATTCGCTTTCGTTGCGCTTTCGTCTTCGGTTTCGGCTTCTGCATTCTATTCTCCTCCAACTTATCTACAAGTTCAATTATCTCCGGCGGATAGCCGCAACCCTCGCGGTTTTTCATAACTATCTCTATGACGCAGCCAGCGCGGGCAAGAACATACGCATCCATTTCGTCGTCTGTATTCCACGTCATTTGCGGTGTCGCCCACTTGACCCACTCTATAACCTCTTCCTTCTTGGACTGCCCTTTGCCTTTGCCAAGAATGAGGGCGCGGCACTGATTCGGAAACACCACATACGGAAGCCGACCGAGTTCCTCAAACAACATGGTCTTTATCGTTCCTCCCAACTCTCCCAATTGATACCCTCTGCCAATTGCCTTGAACGTGTAATTCTCGACTACGACAACATCCGGGTTGAATCCTTTGGCGAGGCTTCTGATGCGGTCGCGTATATAAATCAGTCGTTCGACCTCATCTTTCAACGCAGGGCGTTTCAACCCCCGCCCAACCGTCTCGTGGCAGACAACATCGTAATGAGAGTCAACGACACATATCCCTGAACCAGTAAGGCTCAGGTCCAAACCCATAACATTCGACATTACAACCTCACTTTCTCTGGAAACTTATCTTTGGCGGGAAGGCCGCTGATGAAAGTACAATTCTTCTTTTCGCCCTCAAGACACCACTGAGCAACCGGACACCCTGACGCGAACCTTCCCTTCGTCGGAGAACAAATGTTGTGTTTGACCGGAAGGGTCGGTTCGGGGTTGTTCAAGTAATCAAGCACCGTCGTTATACGATTCACAATCAGCTTGTGGAGCAACGGCGTTATCGTAATCATTCTTTCGATAAGCGGCGGATCGTTCCACTCCTTAACGAAATACAACACACGCCAGTCGTTAATGCCGGTAAGCAACGAATACGCCGCGCACTGAATGATATGTTCGGGGCACGGCATATCGCCGGGCAACTCTTTCTGCACTCGATTGCGCGAAATAGATTTGATTTCTATTCCAACCATCGCACTCGTGTTCGGCATCGAAAGCAACCCGTCAACATGCCCGCCAAGCCGGAGCGTTTTGTTACTGAACCCCTTCTCGCAGTACCGATACGAATTTGCCGTGCATATCGGACACACTCGATGCCACCAATCCATCTTCGATGTAACCAGAGTGCCGCACTTGGAACAAATCCAATCGCCATAGATACCTTCAATGTCTTTGAAGTACGTCTGCTGAACAAGATCGTGAATGGCTCTTCCTTGATCAAAGGCCGCCTGCAACACTTCGTTGCCCGGACGATACAATCGTACCCCACTGGATTGAAAGTGCCGGAGAATAATAAACCGTCGCGGGCAAAAAGAAGACATCTCCGATGCTCTAAACTCCGGTTCGATATGCACTTCATCAATATGATGCAAGCGCTTCATTATCGACGGAACTAGAAGCGGTTGGGGGTTTGTCTCTGCGTTGCTTATCTTTTCGAGCAAGTCCTTCATCTTTTTTCTTCTTCAAACAGATTCATTCGCGCCGCGATAGCTTCACGCCGTCGTTGGGCGAACTTCAAACTTTCTGCGTGTTCGCTGGTGAACACCGTGTTCGCTATTGTAAAATCAACAGGATCATACTTAATGAACTTAACTCCGCTCATAGGATTCCTGCCTCCTTCACCAACTCTGCCTCGACGAGAACCCAATCTTTTGCCACGCCGACATCCGTCTCCGAGAACGTTATGGCGATTGCGGGGCGCTTGCGTTCGGCATATGCCTCCGTCGTTATCTTTTTTAACTGCTCTTTAGTGATTCTGATGCTGTCGTGAACCGTGCTCTTGCAATCCACCAGAACCATCTTTCCTTCGTTGTCTCCTTTCAACATTGGGAAAGCGCCAGAAGCAGGGCGGCGTTTACATCCAAACCTTTTCTCCATGCGCCGCTCCTGCAACTTGTTAGGACGTTCCTTCTCTTCTAGGAACTTCGCTTTCGGTTGATCGAATTTATGACTTTGGTCCAAACCATAACTCCAGTATTGCTCTCTTGGTACGGGCGTACAAATCTTCGTCTGCTCGCCAAGCATTGAGCACAGCTTCGAGCGTCTTAAACTCGTCGTCGAACAGTTTCCACTTACTCGCCCCCGATCTTGCGACTATGCCGTAGCGTTTGGCCTCAGCCATGACTGATTCTTCCTCGATGAAAGACCCTGCGGCGTGTGTTCCATGATCTCGGAGAGCTACGTCAAATAACCCTTCTATTCCGGGAAGAAACGTCTTATTCTTGATTACGCGAAACCCAAAAGTGCCTCGCACCGGAACATCGGTCCCGTTAATCTTCTCGAACGTGAATGGTTTTGCGGTAAGTTTCAATTCAAGGTGAGGAACGAACTCTTGGCCTTTGCCAGCGGGCTTGGTCTCCGGCGACCCAAACATTACTCCGGTCTTTTCTCTTATCTGGTTTATAAAAATAATAGTGGGGCGCGTGGCCTGAACAGCGCTATAATCGCTCATCGCCGAACACCATACCCTAAGTGCTCTATTCATCAGTTTTGCCGCCACACCCATCATATCGTCAGCCGCCGACTTCTCAATCTCTTTTCTTGGAGTAAGCGCCGCGATGGAATCGAGAACCATGAAATCACAATGTCCCGAGCGAAGTAGGGCATGTCCAACATCTATGGCTTCTTCTCCACACGTCGGTTGCGATACAAATACGAGAGATTGGTTTGAACCGAGCTTGGAATGCCAATCCCCGACATAAGCCATCTCGGTGTCCAACCACGTTGTCAGCATCGGCGTTTTGCCGTTTGGGGTTACGGTCGTGTCTGCTACGTCGGGGCACTTACACGCCAACAATGACAACTTGCACCTTCGGCAATACTTTTGCCCCGATGCCACAATCTTCGCCGCCAACGATGTCTTGAAGCTACTCTTCTGTCCCCAAAACATTAGGACTTTTCCGATTGGAACTCCGCCGCCGATTGCCATGTCCAAAACAAAACTTCCGGTGGGAATGCGATTGATAGTGGTCAACGAAGCATTCGTATCGGCGGTGGACACTACGCCGACGCGGTACTTCTTTTCGAGCTTCGTGAAAAGCTCTTTAACCTCCGGTGGGAGATCAATGGGCTTGCCCATAGTTTATCCCCTTCTTCAGTTGGGGTTCTTCGTATTCTTCGTCTTCTTCGTCGTCTTTCAGTTCGTTGATCTTCTTGTTGCGCCACTGATCAACTTCTTCGTACTCGCGCATAAGTCTGGCTTCAACGACCCGATTGCACTGTTCCATAGCCCCGTCCACTTCCTCTACATAGCAGGGAAGTGTAAGCCCTACGTCCACACGCACAAACTCATAATTGCCGCGATTGAGAGTGAGACCCTTCTCGATCTTCACATACGCAGGCTCCACCAGAAACTTCTGAACTTCTATCAGTTGTTCCTCTCCCTCCGAAGCCACTTCAGTACCGTGTTGCCGGATAGAGCGGGAAACCCACAGCGTCGCTTTACCTGCCGACGGCTGGAGAACCGCTTTATCAACTCTCTTCTTCTCCTTCTCTTCGGCCATAACAGCTCCTTTCTACGGCTTAACACCGTTAATCAGTTTGCCCCACTTGTCTTTGAGGCGTTCGGGAAAACAAGAATATTTCCAGTTGAACACCCATTCGTTCATCTTCGCAACCTCTCGCGCCGTTTCGAGAATCGCCTGCAACTCATCTTCAGTGTAAAGACGGTTTGCGTCCTTGTAGTTTGCGGGCGGGGGAATGACTCCTTGAGCTTCCAACTTTAACAACCACGGACGAGTGATGTTCAAGCGCTTCGCAACCTGACTGGTCGAATACGCCCTGACCCGTCTGAAGTCTTTGCCGACCGGGACGGTGATATATACCACTTTGTTAACAGTAACTCTATCTCCGAGTATCCGCGCAACGCCCCTAACTGGCTTGTCTCCACGCCTCTTGCGATAGGCGGCTTTCTGATATTCCCTGATCTTCGCTCTGTAGTCGGAATCATTACGATACCGCGCTTTGCGCCTTGCGCTGATCAAACTTCCTTTTTCCTTCCAGTATTCTTTGAAACTTTTCACCTATTCGCCTCCATATAATAAGATTATAGCATAAATAATGCAATTGTCAAGTTGCACGGGAAATTATTTTTTCGTATTGTCTTTCTCTTGCCCGCGCCCACCCTTTCGTCTCCGACCACATCTCATCTATTACATCAACAACTATCGGGTCTTTCTTTCCGTCGCATATCCTGAGTATCCTGCCGACGGGTTGCCTAATATCAACGCGAGGCGTGGCCAGAAATATAGTATCGGCTCTTGGGATGTCCAATCCTTCCATAGCCATCTGGTACGTTCCCAAGATCACCTGAGCTTCTTCCTCTGAAAACTTCAAATCATTTTCATCCTCCTGACCCATGTACCTACCAACCAGCAGGTTTGGGTTTTGCTTGAGAATCATTTCTTCGATAACAAAAACATGATCTCTGAAATCAGTAAGAAAAATAATAACCCTTCCGGCCTTCGCAGCTTCGATCATCTTTTCAACTATAAACTTGTTACGTTGTTCCATCGTCGATAATCTTTTGAGGGCGCGAGTGCGATTAATCGAACCGGACTTAAACCATAGACGTTTCATCTCGTCGTCAGAAAGCCGTTGGTTGTATCTTAACCTCTTTATCTTTGGAGCGGTAAGGTGGGCCTCGGTCTTTGCGATGATCTCTCCAATATGACCGAATACAATTTTTTCGCACTTGTCTTTTCGTTTCGGGGTCGCCGAAAACCCAAGCCTGTGCATGGCGGGGAATTTAACTATCGCTTTATTGAACTCTGGAGCGCCGATGCGATGACACTCATCTACCACCACCGTACCGAAAGACTCGAACATCCCCATAGGATACTCTCTGCCCGATATGAGCGATTGGATCATTATGAGAACTATGTCCGCCCCTTCCCAATCCACAATCTTTCCCTGAACATGACCGACTATAGGCTTCGAGCCATCTACGCGCACAAGGAACCTTTCTATGGACTTTCGCCACTGCTTCATAAGGAACTCTTTGTGAATGAGGATCGCCGCCTTCTTTCCGAGTTGCGCAATCAATTGCACTCCACATACTGTTTTTCCAAAACCGGGTGGCGCTTGGAACACACCACCGTACCCGAACATCACATCATTGGACTTTCGTAACGCCTTAGCAACAAGAATCTGCTGCTCTGGGAATCTTGGATGGCCTTTTGCCTCATCCATCAAAAACAACAAATTAATTGGAGACCCTGTAGCAACGCGATTAATAATGTCCTTGCCGTGCTTCCGAGCCAACTGGTATCCAGCGTATCTCGGCAACCAAATACCGTCTGTGGCGGGCAAATATCCTTTTACTATCTCAACACCGTCCGTCGGCAGGTATGATGGGAGCGTGAACGTCCAATCATGCTCTAAAGCACGTCTAGCGGACTCGTCTGCTTCCACCTCAGCCCACTTACTGACGACTATGGGGTTTCCAATCTTCACAGCTTCATCCTTTCCATGTCTTATCCTTTCGCCGCTTCCCACGTCTTACCGATGTGCGCGGAAACCTCTAATGGGATTCTTAATTTAACAACGTTGGCCATTTCGTATTCGACTATATCTCTGACGGCGGAAGCCACTTCTTCGTCGCACTCAACAAGAACTTCATCATGCACCTGCAAAATTTGAAATCCGGGAAGCCCTTCTTTAATCATTCTTTTTCTAATGTTGCGCTGGGACAACTTCAGCAAATCTGCGGCGCTGCCCTGAATAGTCGAATTAATAGCTTGCCGAAGCAAGCCCATCTTATACCCGAACGTCATATCTTCTTTCCATTTCCACATTGGAAAGTGACGCGCCCTGCCACACACTGTCCGCACTACTTGGCCACGATTGAGCAAATTCTCGATATGATTGTGGTATCTTGTTACGCCGCGATACTCCTCAAAATACCTCTTGCGGAAAGCCCTTGCCTCTTCTATGTCTATTCTTAACGAATGAGCAAGTGTTGAAGCGCCCATCCCATAAATCAATCCAAAGTTTATAATCTTGGCGTACTGACGAGAACAACCACAAATATCTGCGGTCTTCTGATGGATGTCTTCTCCATTCGAGTACGCCCTCAACAATATCGGGTCTTTGCTACAATGCGCCATGAGTCTGAGTTCAATCTGCCCGAAGTCGGCGCACACCAGCGTCCTTCCGTCTGGAGCAATAAACGCCTGTCGAAGCAGGTTCTTCTCTCTCGGAATTGTCTGAAGCGGCGGATCGACGATGGACAACCTTCCACTTACAACATGCGCGTTCTTGTAGTGAGGACGCATTCTTTTGTCAGGATAGATGTCCGCATAACCCAATAGAGGCCTCACAAACGAATCCCGGAGCTTTTGGTAGCCTCGCCAATCCAAAATCTTTTGGACAACCGGGTGGGCGTGCCGAATTGACTCTAATACGTCAGCGCCAGTGGATGCTTCGCCGGACTTTCCTTCCTTATACCACTCTTCCGGCACTTCCAAGTTCAGGCGACTGAATAACAAATTGCGAACCTGTAGCGGAGAGGACATCATAAACCTCTCGCCGACTAACGAATAAGCTTCGAGTTCCGTTTGAATCATTTTATTCGAAAGCATCACATCGTATTCTTTGAGCTTGGCTACGTCGCCGAGCACTCCCTTCAATTCCATTTCTATCAGAACTGGAATGTACTCCATCTCGATGTCGTAAAAAACCTTTTCGAGTTTTTCTTTCTCAAGAAGCGGCTTAAAAAATTTATACAAATCCATCGGAACTTCAACATCGTCGCACGCATACTTGAACTCTTTGCCCTCGGAGTTGAACAGCATCATGTTTCTGGACTCGTCATAGTCCATCATCTCAACTCCGAGATGCTCTTTGGCCACAACGTCCAATGAATGCCGTTTGCGGTTCTCGAACAATAACCAATCGGCAACCATAGTATCAAACAACTTATTATTTATGGGCGTGCGATTGCCGGAATGAAAAATCACATTCTTAATATCGAACTTCAAGTTATGACCGATCATCGTATAATCGGCAGCGTCAAAAAGAGGAGCACAAACATGAAGCGCCTCTTCCAAAGTCAACTCCCCAACATCGTTTTTTCTGAATGGTACAAACCACTGTCTGTTAGGGATTGCAAAGGCGAAACTTACTATCTTGTTTCTGTACGGGTCAAGGTTCAGGTCTTTGCGATTGCCCTTTAGCCCGACGGTTTCTATGTCGAAGGAATAAACTTTCTCTGGATTGCTACTGCCCATGATGGTATCTACCATCTGCATCAGCTGACTGCCATTTTTAACATACGTTCTCATAAGTCACTATCGCCTTTCGCGTCGGCAGCGGTCAATCCAGCCTTAGAAGGAACATCAAATTTATAAATTATATGATTCATGCTTCTGGTTCTAATAATAGCGTGGCGGGGACCGCCTTGCGACGATCCCCTCCGCGTCTGGTTAATGGCTGTAGTCAGCGGATTACACATCTTCTTCAGTCGTCTTTTAATTCTCATACCAAGTCCATGCGGCCTCCCACACTTTAACTAGAAGGGCACTTCTTCGTCATCATCGGAATCGACCGATGCGCTTCCGAGAATGGCTTCCACGTCTTCCGGTTTCTTGGGAGCGAGCAGAGTCATGTAGTCGAACGGCTCGTTATCCTCGAACTTCGAGACATCCGTAATCTCTATGAAATCGAATTGATCTCCGCAGTTCGGCGCTTGTTTGCTGGAGCGAAACACGTCTATTACTGCCCCTACCAAAGACCCTCCGCGCTTCTCACGGATTCTTTCCAAAGCTCTGAGCGCCGCAATCTTCGCTCCATAGAGCTTACGCATGTTCTTGTGGGCAACACCCCTGTTGTCGGTGTAACCCGTCATGTCGATCACGCTGAAATAGCCGATGTATTGCGGGCTATCCTTCTTTTCGCAGGGCACGCATCTCCAGATACCGTTCGCGCAGGTGAAATAATTACCCCACTTTCCGTCGATCTTCAGGTTGTGTTCATAAATCGTGACACTCGTGTTACGGATACGCCGCTTCCGCGCACCCTCTTTCGGTCGCCCGAAAGATCGGACTATATCATAATCCGTAGTGTTTTTCCTTGTGGCAGGTAGGACATAAAACTTCGAGATTATCAAGCGCATTGTTTTTTCTGTCGTGGTCTCTGTGGTGAATTTCAAGAACCTGCTTATGCCGATTATAGCCGCACTCGGAACAAGTAAAATTAGCAGATTCCAAAACCTTGATACCATTACCGTCATACTTTCTTCTGAAAGAAGAATCCAGTCGTCTCCTTCTGAGGACTGGATCGGAATGATATTTTTCACTGACCTTTTTACGCCGATACTCTCTGTTGCGATGGTAACTATTTCTTGCGAGTTCGAGTATTCTATCTCGATGGGACTCTTTATAAGCAAGAGAATAGCACCCGACGCACAAACCATTACCTTGATGCTTCTTCTCTTTTGTACCGCAAGAAACACAACCATCAGGATACTTTTTCGATGTCCATTTTTTGCGGTCTTCAGTCTTACGCCACTTTTTATGATAGCAAGCACAACAAAGTCCAAATGCTTGGATACGTCGTTTACTGCTACCACAGGAAACACAAACGGATTCCCCGCTTTTCGAGTTCGCTTGAACCCTACTCCCTTTCGGGATAGTCTCTGCACGTTCCATAATGAAATTATGTTACTAGACAATTTTACAAATGTCAAGCCGCATAACTTCATACAGGCTTCGCTCAGGATTGCCTCTTCCGAGGGTTTCCCTGAATTAACGGGGTTATTCAACATAGCTTGCGCCATGAGGCCGCTCACCTTACGAACGGTTCAGAATCGAGAAAGCACAGCCTCTTTTCAGCCTTCACTTCCCACCACAACCTGAGAAACTTTTGTCCTTTTTCCTTTTGCCGTTTTTCTGCGTCTTCTAGGCCACCAAAGCCTTTTTGGAACCACGGCGCTTCTTTTTCTTCAGCCATCGTTTTCTCCTTGTTTGGGGGTTAATCCTTACGCCTTAGCCAATAAAAAATTTAATCTTTCCGTCCCTCTGAACCTCCTTCCTCACAATCGTTGTGATCGCAAGATAAAAGCCCGACGGCAAACTTACCGTCGTTCTTCGGTTGAACTCTCCGACCCACTCGGTATCGACCTCTTTAATCGGCTCTTCTATTTTTGCGCTTGTGTCCATAATAATTATATTATAGCACATAGAATGCAATTGTCAATAGGGAACGCAGGTTTTTTACACTATTTCTGAATTATTTTTTCAGGCACCCACGTCGGACACTTGGCATCGGTCTGCGGTCTATTTTCTTGGTCTTTACCATGACAAGCCGCGCACCGTCCGTCAACTTCAGCCGGAAGAACAACATAGACTTTACCGTCGATGTCTTTCATATACCCGGACTCAAGATGGGCACGAATGTCCATCAATTGTCCCTGCGTCTTTCGCAGCGCCACACCCCTTGAATGCAGGGCGATACAAGACCAGATGGTCATGCCCACCAGAACAATGAATATCGGATACTTCAAAAAATTTAATGTGCTTGCTTCCTCGTTCCCATTAACGTACATGATTTCCTCCTAACGTACCCGGCGATTCACCTCGCCGATTGCGAAAACCAACGCGAACACCATCAAAGACACCAAGAACAGCATTACTGTAAAGCTGACCAGCCCCACCGCAACTGTTATCAGAAGGGCGGGATCGGAAACATTAAACACTTTGAGAGTCATCACGCCAAACAACCACACAACAAAACCTACCCACGCTATCCAAGCCGCGCCGCCAATAGCGATGAGTAACTTTCTTACTGCACTATTCATGCTTCAACCTCCATAAACAATCGACTACGTTCGGATGGTCTTGCAAGCCGGACTCCCAAAAACATGACCCTCCAAACTTGCAAGACAAACACTTCTTCCAGCTACTTTCTTTTCTTTCCTTCTTGCACATCACCGTTCCCGTTCTTTGGTTCACCATTTCCAGTTTCCCGTACCACATCTGGTCCTGTAGCCGCCTCATCGCTTCTGCCTACTCCTTCCAACAACATATTGACCACTGCTTCTTCTTCGCCGGACTCAATGGCCAACTCTGGGTCTCGGCGGGTAAGCTCCGGCTTCAAGTCCGCGCCAACACCGCGATCCGTCATATTCGGAACAATTGCATAAACCCAACGCCTCAAATCCCTTCGGCAATTGTGACAAATCCTCACAGCGCCACGAATATAAAAATCCGTCTTGGGTTCTTCGCAGTGAATATCCACCACAACCTCTCTAACGATGTTGAGCTTTGCCGGAAAGTTCCTTCCACACATCATGCAGGTATGAGAATTATAATCCATCATTTACGCCTCCTTTGCATTTACGCCTCCTTTGGATTAAAATAAGGTTGCCTGTGCAATCAATTGCACTAATTCCTGATTGTCGAAATCTGTTGGTTCTTTCTTCTTTGCGCTCGGATACTTCACTCGATACGTTTTGGTTCTTGTGCTTAGAAATTCTTCGCATCTTTCTATTCCTTCTTGGCCTGCTTTGTCGTTGTCGAGAAAAAGAATTATCGGAACTTCAAACTTCAACAACTTCTCGGCCTGAACTTTGGATATTGCCGACCCCATCAACGCCACGACTGGACGGATGTTCTTGTCCCAAAGCCAGAGCGCGTCGAACTGACCTTCGACTAGAACTATGGCCTCCGGGTTGACCAAGAACTGCTCGCCGAACAAATACCAGCTCTTTTTGAAATGACCATAATTCATGTACTTCGGCTCGACGCTTTTATCAACAGCGCGGCCTATAAGCCCAACCAACTGCCCGTCTCCTCTGCGAAGGGGAATCACCAGTCGTCTATCATCTTTATCGTACCCAAGACCCCACGTCCGGCACGTTGACAGACCTATGCCGCGATTAAGGACGTACTTTGGAACTGTGGTCTTATACGGATCGAGAACCGACTCTGGAAGCACCTGCTCCCTCGTGGGCATTCCGCCGTTGGAGGGCGAATCATAAATCCTTACGGACGGCTCGGCGTTCACCAGTGGATATAGCTCGGTGAACTTCTTGCCCAAGAAACCTTCCAGCTTCCACAGCAGGTTCTTCAATCCCCAGCCGTGCGCTTTGCACGCAAAACAATTCCACGGAGAAGCGCCATGAGGCGCTACTTTAATCCCCATCGAGGGATGACGATCAAAGCCCTTCTTGTGCGTCCACGGAGCAAAAATACAGGACATCTCAAACTTATCGTCCTGCTCGTTTACTTTCTTCGCGCCGATTGCTTTGAGGACTTTCTTGATACTTTCCCTATCCATAGCCCTACTTCTTGATTCGTACATACCTCGGCTTGACCAACCCCGCCCTGAGCAGGATGTACTTGATATTGTTAATCATTTCTTGGATTAAGTTTCCCATTACTGGCCTTCATTATCAGTTTTAAGAGCATCTCGCCTGTCACACGATTTGACTTGAGTTTCTTCGGCAGGCACTTGTATCCGCTGCACTGGTATCTTGTGTACGCCACTTCTATTTTCACCTTCAATCCGCCGACACGTTTGCCCGCCAAGTCCCGCAACGGATACGGCATAGCGTCGAGAATCCTTCCCGCGCCATACGGACCTCTATCGAAGATCATCATGTACGACGATTGCCCGTAGTTCGCGGTTCTCTTATCCATGTTTGTGACTCTTACTATCGTCCCGAACGGCAAGGTTTTATGCGCTGCCACAGGATCGTGACAATTCGCCTTAACCCCGCTTGCTCCGATGCGACCATTCCAACCACAACCGTAATGAGTAGCAAGCCCCGATTGATTCCAACTGGACGCTAACACGAACAGTAAAATTATAATTTTCATAACCCATCTCCCGGTAAAATAATGTTTCGTTGTGGAGGCCGAATAATAATTATCAACCCCATTTCTCCGCTTCTTAAATCTTGGTGGAACTCGTACCCCGTGTTTCTATCGTCGAGATACGATCCAAGCATTTTCATTATTCCCTCGTACTTTCCCCGTACTTCTTTACTTATAAAAACTTTCGCTTCAGGCACGGCATCTCCTAAAACTTAACCGGATCGTCTACGAACTCTTCATCGCTGTCCAAGAATATCGGATCGTCCGACCCAACCCTGCGGCTTGCCATCTCTTCAAACTTCATCAGATCGAAATCCCACTTGAGCGTCCACTCAACCAAATCTCCATCTCTGTTTTTGAGAAGCCGCGCAAATGCTTCTTTTCTACCACGCAGGTCTTTATTCTGGAACAACCCAATCGCAACGTGGCAGTTCTGTCCGAGTCGATCTGAAAGCCCGATGTTCTCCATACCGCCGGACATCTTCTTAACATTTACCTGCTTGTTAAATTGAACCGTCGCCATCACCGGCTTCTTGAAATCCGATCCGAGCATCACAAGCTCATCCGCTATGTTCGTGACCCTTTCCCAAATTGCTGTAGCCCTCAACTGATCTCGAAGCAGATAAGCGCCGTCAACAAATACCATGTCGGGATTGTACCTGCGAACCAACGAGGCCAACTCCGGCACTGTGCGTACTGCGCGGGATTCAGCGACTAAAAATGGCGGCACGTTGCCAGCGGCTTGATCTTTCGCCAACTCTTCCAGCTTCGACGCATAAACTATTTCCTGAAACCTTCCGAGCCTTCCCTTCTTGATATGGTCATAAGGAAGCCCGAAGTTTATGGAATCCCACCTTTTCAGCATCGCCGTCTTGCTCATTTCCATCGAGGCTATCAGTGGAATCTTTCCGTCCTTCCAGCAGGCATGAGCGCACATTAGCTCCAACCATGTCTTGCCCACTGAAGTCCGACCAACTATCAGGACAAGCTCTTCGTTATGCCACCCGAACGTATATTCCGACAGGCACTCCCACGGGGTAGCGATGCCGTCAATCATTGTCCTGCTTCTTCGTTGATTGTAACTTGAGATGCGTTCGTCCGTCTGCAACTTTTCCCCACCATCGAACGCTATTGATACTTGCGCTAACGTCGATGATGCCTCTATGCCGGAAGTGAGCGCCTTTTCAGCGCCTTCGAGGTCATCATGATCTAATTTTTCATTCAGCTTGCGTCCGGCTTCGACGAGAACATTATGTCTTTCCCGCGCTAAAACTTTTGCGGCGTAAAAGGCCGGAGCTTCCGGCGGCTTCGTTCCCCACTTGTTACCCGGAAAAATAAGTTCCAACGTGGTCGCGTCTGGAACCTTTCCAAAGCTATTCACCGACCCTGTAATCTCCGTCCACACGTTGCCGCAAATCGACTCCCTGAACATTTCGGAGCGCAAGCCAAGATTGAGCAATACGTTGAACGCTTTCGACGGCTCTGGGTCGTTGACCAAGGCCTGAATAAGCAACATTTCCAAGCCCATACTAATCCTCCAAGATCATCTTTTCGACTTCTTTGGTTGCTTCTTTCCTCCAATCTACGCCGTCAACTTTTACTTTGGCCATCGCCTCCATGAGAAGTGAAGCCATCGAGTCCCCGTACTCGTCTTTGATCTGTTGCCCGGAAAGATTGGTCGTGATAATCGTGCTTTTTCTGTTCTGCACCCTGAACCTAATCAGGTTATCAATAGCCGCTTCAGCGAAACCACTCGCCCCACGATACTCTTTACCCAAGTCATCAAGAACAAGAATATCAACATTCTTTGAACGCTCGACCACCGTCTCTTCTTCGTCGAACATCATATCTTTGACTACGGCCTCTTTGTAATCGGCAGCCGAAATAAAAAACGAAGTCTTGCCGCGCCTCACCGCTTCTTTGGCGATGATAACCGCCGCGCTCGTTTTACCTGTGCCATTTGTGCCGGAAAATAAAAGACCTATGCCGTCTTTAACCAACAAGCAAACTTTATCGAGATACTTGGAAACATAAGTCTTGTATTTAGCGTTGTCTGGAATCTTATCCAACTTAACATCCCACAATCTCCTCGGAATACGCATGAGGCGCATGTCGGATGCTTCCAGAGATCGTCTTACATTATTCCCATCCAAAATCCTTCTCCTTCGCCAACTTTTCAGGATCAGCTTCGCGCCGCGCTTTGTTCATGTCTTTCGGTCTGCCCTTGTCTATTTCATCAAAGAACGCTCTGCGATACGCTGAAAGCATACCCACCGATAGTCCATTCAACTTGTAACGGTGTCGGAGATCGTCGGCGTAATTCTCGCAAACGTAACGAATGAGTTTTGCCGTGCGCTCGGCTCCATGGTCTTTGACCAGTTGCGTCATTTGTCCGCGCTCTTTGGCGAGGACTTTGATCTTAACGCCAGCACACACGTTGGCTTGGTCCTCAAAAAGTTGAAGCAGGTGCTTGACTGACATATCACGGTCTGGAACTTGCTCCGACGTAATCCTTCTTTTCTGCTCTTTTCTATTCCACGCTTCTTCGGTTCGATGACGTGCCCTTTGTGCAATTGATTGCACTTTTACCCGCAATCCACCATCGGGCAATTCTTCCTCCGAAACGTTTACTTTTTTATCGTCAAAATGCGAACGCGAAGCGTTTCGCACTTTTTCCTCTGATTCTCTTATATCTGATTCTCTTTCTATAGAGCGGAAGGATCCTTCCTTCTCGGAGAGGAACTGTTCTTCCTTCTCGGAGAGGAAGGATCCTTCCTCTGGAGCGATGAACAGTTTTTCTCGATCCGCGCATACAAAAGCATCCTCAAAAATGGAATGCCACAAGAACCCGTAGCGGTTTGTTTTATGAGCGAACTTATCTTGTCCGGTGGGGGCGATTTTGAAAATGAAGCCAGCGCGTTGTAACTCTTCGAGAACATCGCGGATATGCCTATCGGTGACACCGACTTCCTCTCCCAACGTCTCCTGACTTGGGTACGCCAAACCATCTTTGCCTAGATATTGAGCTAATCTCGCCCAACACAGCTTGGCAGTAGGGGAAAGCCCTTTGAACCGCATAAGCACGTTCGGGATAAAACTCCCTACAAATACTCTACGAGGATTGAATACATCTCCGATATTCATGCCCAACCTCACTTTGTTTTCTTGATTTTTTTATTGATCTTAACGAACTCTGCTTTGAGAGACCCCAAAGCACTTTCGATAAAACCTTCAAAACACTCCCTATGGCAGACAACGCCGATCATTTCGGGCGTTATCTTTCCTCTGCCAACTGCACATTCCCCTTTGTAGGGTTTGCGGATTCCGACTATTGAATACGTTTCCCCGACGGCAATGGTCTGTCCACACATGCAGACAAGGCCGGTCTTTTTGCGGGCCAAGCGCCGCGCATTCTCAACCGTGTGCTCGAACCACCGTACTTTCTTAAGATTCTTGTTTGCGCTCAAGGTTATTCTCCTTTCTTTTTCGATGTACTTAAGGCAAGCGGCTTCAACGTATCCGTCCCCTTTCGAGATGATCTGGAACGGGTGCTGGTTGAAGGCATTACTTAACTTCTCCTCGGTCCGTCCGTCGTCGCCGATCAAAGCGAAACATGACCCTTTACAGGTCTCGCAAGTCTCTTTTGGACGTGACCCAGAACTTGTGAATAATCGGAATTCTACTGGTTTGGAACTCTCGTTCCTCCTCAATTTTAAGCTCCTTTGTCATACTTAAATCGAGTTATATATCTTCTCGAACTGCGCTTGGAACTCCTTCTTCGCAACCATAATCGGTCTCCTTTATTAAAGCCAAGTCACTGTCAGCGAAGACAACGACCTTGTTCCAAACTCCGCACCTGTCGCAAAACCACTCCCATACCCGAAGGTTATCTTTGAGAACGATCTCATCAATAACGTCTCCCGGCTGAACACAGTGCCCGCAAGCGAAACACCGAGTATTTCGAGCGCTGAAAATCATATAATTCGTCTTTTTGCGAGTACATCCAGAACCTCCTCAGTATCAGTCTTCATCTTCAGTGCGATGCTGGATGCGGATTCGCCACGGCGAAACAACTGGACTATTTTGTCCCGTCGCTTCTTCTCTTCGTTCTTTTCTTTCACCATCTTTTTATTTTTCATGCACGCATCCTCGCGTGATAATTGCATGATAGCATAAAGAAAGTCTGCTGTCAATAGCCCTACCGTGAACTAAAAACAATCAACCCACGATTCTCGTCCGGTCTTCTTATCCACCGACTTGATCTGCATTTCCCATGAACCCATACTATCTCCTTTCTATGTAAAGCTGAAAACACCTGTCGAATAACAGCATCGCTAGTCTTTCTTTGCACGGTGAAACTCTCATAACTTACCTCCTTTGATATTTTTTCATATTTAGTCGGTATTTCGTTTCTATTTTACCTTTATTTATTCTATCAATAATCATTTTGTGGTATTTCTCATCAATCTCGGCAGATATATATTTCCTATTAAGAACTTTACATATTTCTATTTCTGAACCGCTACCACCAAAAAGTATCAAAACAATATCATTAAGCATAGTGCAAGATTTAATCAACATTTCAGAAAGTTTCTTAGGAATCTGGCAGGCATGAAATGTTTTCTCTTTGCTTACATTCTTTACCAAATCAAAGTAAAACCAATCGTAGGGCATTCTTCCTTTTGAACCATTAACTAAGTTTTGTAAGATTCGCCGGTCTGTAGGATTTTTATAAGGAACGGCCACATTTTCCTTAAAAAACTTATTATTTTTTGTCTTTCTACAATGCAAAATACTTCTGTGTGCTGTAGTAAAACGCTTTGGCGAGTGTCCTACATTTGTATTATAAACCCAAATGTAATCCAAAACCTCATAGCAAACATTGTCTAAATATTTAACTCGCAAATATGCATTTTGTTTTGGATAGTTGATTAAAAACATATTCCCGGTATCTTTAAGAATTCTGAACGATTCTTTTGCTAACTCTATATACCACTCAATATATTTATCAAAAGTTTTAGTATATGTTTTATCACCATATTTGACCCCGACATTATAATCAGGATCTCCATAAACCATATCAACACTTTTGTCAGGCAACTTTTTTAAAAGTTCCATAATATCTTCCAGAAAAACTTTGTTTAAGTAATTTTCAATATTATTGCGGCTCCCTATCCTCATTATTGCGGCTCCCTATCCTCATGATTTTTTCGAGATTTGATGAAATCCCTCAACATGCGGAATCCCAATTTCGTCGGGCCTTCGCCCTGGATAGCGTGTTCAACAAAATCACACTCATCAACGTCGCCGTTTGTGAGCGCCCATGCCTCGCTGTATAGGGCCTCCCAGTCCTCCATGCATTGTTGTATTACCCGCTGGTTAATTTCAGCCTGAATTCGCCGCGCCGCCATCCGCGCCGCCAGTTTATGATATTCTCTCGCCAATTGCTCAGCCTCGTCTCTGGTGGCCACCGCGTCGTCGAGGTTGATTGAAAATTGGCCAGGGCCATATTTTATATGGTCCCACATAACAGCGTTCGGTCCCTCGCCAATCCACTCCAAATTAATAATTGTCCCAGTAGTTACTCGTCCATGGTACACTCCGAAAACCCGTTGTCCGATTGTTAAATTGTCGCGTTTCATAATTATACCTCCATTTTAATTTTCATTTAAGGCGGGCAACCCGCCCGAAACCCATTGTTTGACGGGCATAGAGCGCCACCAGCGCATTGCCCAAGTGCCTAAGTGCTTAAGTGCCCAAGCGCCTAAGCGGGAAACCGGAGCGGAAACTATCCAGTTCGCGCACTTCTTTTTAATTTCTTTGTCTTTCTTCGTCATGTTCAAGCTCATCGTCTACGTTTTGTGCAATGGATTGCACTGCCGACTCAATACGGTTCGTTATGATGTCCGGGCAAGTGCCGGAATAGCGCCTCTTGGATTCTGCAATCAGGTCCAGCACTTCGTTCAGTTTGTTTTGAACGTAAATCTTATCCATTTCAGTAACCTTTAATCAGGTACTTATCTTCTTCCCAAGAGCGATGGGTTCGGCGAACTACGTTCTCGTTCACCTTCACCAACTTCGTTTTGGGGAAGTCTTGGGAGCGCGGTGCGTCTTGTTGACTTCTTCTTTTCCTTCATCGCACACTCCTATCTACTGGCTCAAGCCAGTCAATTCCGACGGCCTCGTAAACTCCGCGCTCCCCTTCTCCACAAACGTACTCTCCAGTGTCTCGATCCCACAACCCTTTCTCGTTTAGCAGGAAGCCCTTCGCTTTCGCGGTCGCTCGTTGAATGATGTTAAGTTGCGCGGAGCCGGTACGGTACATCAGGCACGCGCCCCATCCTTCTTTCGTGGTGGAAACGACTTCGACTTTGATTCCGTCTATCCAGCCGCCGATAATTTCTCCATCGCGTTTGCGAAAGATCGCCGGGTCGGATAACTGATTCAAGCTCCTTCTGACGCAAGCCAGCGCATCGTCTCTAACAACGAGATCAATGTCCCCGACTTCTGATGCCATGCGCCGGAGAGAACCAGCAACTTGCACCACGGGGTCGTAATGATTGAGAATGATGCAACGCAGTTCTTTACCATGCTCGTTAAAAAGGAACTCTGCGTCTTCGCATCTTTCATCTTGCGACGGAGACGTGCCCATGTTTTGCGCGATTAGCCGGAATATCTTTTCGGCAACCAGCTTCGCCTCTTCATACGGTTTCTTTCCTCGTTTGGCTTTACTCACCTTGCCTCCTTTTTTGATTATGATATTATAGCATATTGAAAGCCCGTTGTCAAGTGGGCTACGATTCCCAAATCCTAGACTCTCCATCGTAAGATTCTTTCGATATGGAATCCATTGAAGTCGCTATGCCGGAACTGCGTAAAATCGTGTATAAACCGCGAGGACCTTCCCCTGTATAGCCGATGCCTAAGCCCGATAAAATCAGCGTAGCACGGTCTCCTACAACGTAGGTCGTGTACTTGGCCTTTGCCGGAAAAGCGCGGACTTCAACATGCTTGATCGTTCCGAGCTTGCCCTTATAGCGGTTGAATGCCTTGATTGCGTCATGGGTCACGCCCTGATCGTCGGCGGTGATAACCAACCGCCCTCCGATAAATTCTCTTTTTGCGCTCATTCTCTCTTCTCGATAATTTCCTCGGCGAGAATCCTCAACGTTTCACTCCACGGAAGGTCGAGATGCCGACGGATGTAGTCAATTTCTTCTTCGGTCAACTTCTCATCCGGGTAATCCGAATCTTCGAGCGCCATGTTTATATCGGCAACGCACAAACGATAAATCTCTTCATCTTCTGTGCCCTTTGCCGCCTCATTGAGAATATCCCGCGCCTGATCGAAGACTTTCAACGGGCAATCTTTGTGGAACGTCCCATCAAGCGGAACCGCTTCTTTGTTCTTTCCGAAATCCGGGTGAGCGCAGGTGGGAGAAACTACATCCTTGAACACGCACTCGGCGCACGACTTGATCTCTGAAATCACGAATCTTGACATTGTTCTTCCTCACTTTTCTTTTCGTTGGCCGCCAACATACCCCGATGCGGATTGCCGATGCGGATTGCCGAACTCCAGACAATGCTCATCAAAAATGTCGGCAGACGTGCAATTTTCCACATGCTCTTCTACTCGTTCCTTAAAGAACGGCATCGTTTCCTCGCTTTCTTTACCATACGGCGAAACTGCCAGCGCTGAATGAAACTCAACTCGCGGAACGGGCGCAGGATTACCGCATCTGGTTTGGCCACAAGAACCGATACACCTTCCGGCGTATCAACGACTCTTGGAAATCCGTTTGGGGTTTCTACGAACCTCATTAACTACCTCCTTGAGCGCGTTTGCGATGCGCCCTTTGTCTTCAACAAGTTCATCAATTCGTGCGCCCTGATTCTCGATAATCTTCGAGAGCCTTTCATTCTCTTTCTTAAGAGCGCGATAACGCTTCTTTAGGTTCGAGCGCCTCAACTCGTCCTTTGTCATCATCTTTCTCCTTTCTGGTTGCCCGTGCAATTGCTTGCACTTCGGCCAACCATTCGTTTAATGGGTTAATGAGCGGAACGTTTGCATGGCATTCATCGCACCACGCCTTCTCCGCCGATAAATCTTTAACGAATAGCACTCTTCCACATCTTACGCACACACATTCAACTTCGTTGAAATGCTCATACGTTTGGAGCGCCATGTCCAATTGCCGCATGGAGTATCTGCTCATTTCTTGTCTCCTTAACACGCCGACCAGCCGCCACAAAGCCAGAAATCTTTTCCCGATGCCTTGCCGTTGTCATCGAGCGGGTTCACTGTGACGGCCACTGCGCGGTCCCACTTCAGTGAATTTTTGAGAATGAACTCCTCCGCTTCTTTCTCGTCAGTGAACACAAGACTCTCGACAACTACGCGCTGGAAGGATTGAAAATCCTCGGCGTATCCGTCTTGCGATCCGTGCTCAATGAAGTCGAGAAGTTGCCGAGCACGAAGCCAAACATCGAACTTCTCTTTCGGCATCTTTCCATCGACTTTTGCGAATACAGCTTTCGATCCCATCTTCATACCTCCTATGAATAATCGACCTCAATTGGTTCAGATAAAAAGTCAAACTCTCCTCTTTCGAGCTTTGCCGCGCCGGAAGCAAAATCCCGGAGCAACTTCTTCCACTGCTCGTCGGCGCCAGTGGCGGAAGCGCTCCATGAAGGCTTGCTTCCGCCGCGATACATAAAATCTCCACATCCGACTTCAAAAAATCTTTCAGTGCAAAACATCTGCCTCCCGTCCAGCCATTCAAACTTCAGGTGGTAATGCGAGCGCTCTGCTTCTTCAACAAGAGCGGTGCGGCGGTTTATCACCCGGACTCGTTCCCACTTTCTTCCTTCTTCGCTCATTGCAGCACCTCAACCTCATCTTCCCGCAAGTCTAACCTCATTTGAGGCGCGACATCCGGTCTGAAAGTGAACGGGTACGGAGACAACCACGCATACTCAGTAATCTCTCCTTCCTCTCCGCGCCATGCCGGGTTGGAGATTGCCGCCGTGATTCTTCCGCGAACTTGGCTCTTCTTCACCAACATCCGCAACTTCATCGTGTGTTCTTGTCTTGTCATCTAATTCTCCCTCTCGTTCATCAGGTACACCGTGTACTGGGTCTTCCCGACGATCTTCGTGAAAATGTGATCGTCGATGTTTTCTTCCGGCTCATCGGAATGAAAGAAGCGGCGAAGAACGCCGATTACTTTTCCGTCATCCACGTATCCTCTGTTTTTGCCGGAGGCGGCGCGATTGAATGATGTATAAATATACTCGCCGGAACATCCACACATGCACTTGTCCGGCTTGCCGCGATACACTTTTTGAACATCCGGTAGAACCTCTTTAATTTCATCTCTTGTCCACTTTTCCATTTTTAGCTCCTCTCTTTTTTTTGATGGAGCGCCCCGTTTATGGAGCGCCCCGTTTTTAGTTATTTTAGTTAGATGTTGTACTCACGAGCGACTTTCATCATGTGCTTGCACTTTGTCCCGTTCTTCTGGCCTCTGAAAAGATGGTCGGGGCAAGTGCAAAACCACCCCATCTTCGCGTTGCGGTCTTTAGGATGCTTTGCATAGAAAGCGGGAGTGTAGACCTTGTAAACACCCGTGGGGGCGTAACGGCTTTCGCTGCTAGCCCTGACTTCGACTACTTCGGGCATTTGCCCGATAATAGGAATAGGAAGCTGGCCGCCAACGGGTCCGATTACGTTGACGTTGCGGCTTCTGGAAGCCCGAAGTAGAATATTGCGGTTTTGACCTCTTTTGTTATTCATTTTTAGCTCCTCTCTTTTTTTATTGCGCTTTGTTTTGCGCTTGTTATGATTATATTATAGCATATATAATTTATTTGTCAATAGGGTACGAAGGATTATTTTCTTCGTCTTGTAAGTTATTGATTTTATTATGTTTTTTAGGTCTAAAAAAAGATAGAATTTTTTTATTTGCGTCTGTCTCATGGCGCGTTCTTATAAACGATTGATATTATTAAGATTTTTCTTTAATTCTGAAAAACGGCTTTTAGAGGCCTTGGAATAGGGGCTGTAATATATGAGTCGGCCTCTACATGGCGATTTTCGGCCTTTACATGCGTTTCTTATTTACTAATGGTTTGATAAGGCTCGATTCTCTATCGTGGCTTGACATGGCAAGGATCAATCGGTTTTTTGCCGGAATAGTGCAATCGCTTGCACTACTGGAGTGCAGGGCGCTACTCCGGCCTCAAAAAATGTGATGCCGAAATGAGCCGAAATGAGATGTTAGAAGATTAACGAGCTCGTGCTGGTCGCTCGAATCTGCTTCTTGCTCAGGTGTTTGGGCGGATTCTTCTTCTGCTCGTCGGTCAGGGAATCGTAGAGCGACTTCGTAGTCACCTGAACCGACTTCTTTGTCTTTATCATATCGGTCAGGGTGACGATGGCGATTCCGGCATCCGGCCAGCGTTTCGGGAACGGCAGGAGAGTTCCGGCGGTTCCGGCCTTCACGATAATCTCGACGGTCTTCGGAGTTTTCGGAATCTTCGCGGTCTTTGGAGCTACCGGAGCGGTGGAAGCGAGCGCGGCATCGGCCGCCGTCGGCAACGCGCCGTTGGTCTTCGCTTCGGGTTTTTGAGCTTTCTTACCTTTTTTCATCTTGATTCTCCTTCGGCTCTTTTATGAGCGCTTTGAGTATATAGCTGGCGGGGTACTTCTCGGAAGCATTGCCCGTCTTGATGCCTTGATGCCTTGATGATGGGATTATAGCATACGACATTATCAATGTCAATAGGGCGCTAAAATAAAAAATTTATCATCGTTGATTTTTTTATAAACTATTGATTTTATTAAGGAGTTTTTTCTATTTTTCGCATTGAAATAGTATGCGATTAGCGTTTTTGCCCGCGCCTAAAAAGTTTACTTCTTTCCATCCAACTTCCCTCAGCATCTCTGCCATACCCCATGGAGTAGGGTATTCAACGTGGGTCTTCTCAACAAATTCCTTGATCCGATCAACGGCGTATCGGCGAGCACCTTTTCTCTCAGGCGGGTCATCTTTCGGCAAGGTATAAAACTCTCCGTAGAACCGCTCAGTCGTCAAATTGTGGATCAGTCTGAGAACCTTCAACGGCTCATGAAGATGATGAAACACCGACAACATACTCGAAATATTAAACGTCATTCCGAGCTGCTCAAGGTCTAACGCATTCATCTTATAAAACTTAACCTGATCCAGCCCTTTTAACTGAGCAATACGTTCAGCCTTTTTTATCTGATCCGCCTCTCTATCAATACCTACGCACGGGGCTGCGCCACGTTCGCGTGCTTCAAAAACATAAAATCCGGCGTTGCTACCAACATCGAGAAACGACTTTCCGGTCATGTCATCCGGCCACTTCATACGCTTCAATACCTCTTGCGACTCGAACGAACACCCCTTCGCTCTAATGCCGTCGATCTCGATTGACTGATACAGTTTCGCCGTCCTGAAAAACTCTTCAATCTCTTCTCTCGTCGCCGTCATTTATACACCTCATCAAAGACTAGCCCAATCACCTCATCTTTCCTTCTTATCAGTTCCTTCCACAGTCCATTCTGAAAAAACCGTTCAACAACTGATCTGATTTCTCCGTCGGACGGCCACTTATCGCTCGCTCGTCTGACTTCATCGACAACTACTTTCTTCATTCCGTCCCTGAGCCTGCGCGTGCTATGAAAAAACAGTTTCGTTTGAAACTTGAATCCGGTCTCTTCATCAATCGCCAACAACCGTTTGTTTGGGAGAACAAGGACATTGCCCGTGCCGGGATTGCCGGGTCGAACCAACGCGGCGAACAATATCATTCCTATCATCTGCCTGCAAAGCCACTCAGGATACTGACTTATCATCGAAACCCTACCGAGGTGTTCGTGATACCGTAAAATCAATACCCGTTGATCTTGATACAGCCCATACCCAGCATCCATCTTCTCAAGACCAAACAACGGTTTCAGTTCGTCAATACATAACTGAACTTTGGGGTCGGGGCACTTCTTAACAATAACTGGAACATCCTTCAGAACGCCACATACCATTCTACTGATACTGCCGCCCGGAAGGATGTCCAGTTGTCGTTCTTCAAATCCAGAAAGATCAACTTCCTGCCCGTCGAACATGACTCAAATTTTGCCCATTCCTTTCAGAACAGTAACCGCGATTTCGAGCAGCAGCGATAACCAGTGCTCCGGCGCTTTGAAGTTCGGAATCTCTTTCATAAGATGATCGTCAATACGTCTAAACGCTTCTTTTCGTTTTGCCCCATTGGAAGCGCCTACCATGTCCTTCGCCACCTGAAGGACTATTCTCATCGCCACGTCTTTGTTCGCTTCGAGGAACTCCATGCACTCTGGAGCAACCTCATCTCTGAACCACGCTGCGAACCGTTTTGCCGCTGGCTTTGTTCCTTTCCAGAACCCAGCGATCTTTTTTCTCCAGTTGTTGTTCGTTTTGTCTTTAGCCATCTTGCGCCTCCTTGTCTTTCTGGGGCTTGGCATCGCCCATTTTCAAATACTTGTTGGTCTCCAATTTCTGTAGAATCTTTCCGTTGCGTTCTTTGGAGAGTTGCGCGGCGATTGATACTGCATCTGCCAACATGCCATCAACATCGCCGATGCCAGACTTGGACAAGAGATCGACCGTAGCAGCGCCAAGCCGTTTCCTCATTCGTAGAACTGCTTCGGCCTTCAGATCGTGAATATCGGTTTTAGATAACTTCTCTCCGGGCTTCTTTGCACGCTTAAGGTCGGCAACGGTGTCTCGATACATACCTTCGGCGACCTGCCACGCTATCTGATTGACGTTTTCAAGAATCCCGGCCACCGCTTCGTTCTTGACCTTCTCCTGAATGTATGAAGCGGCGCGGAGTCGTCCTTTGATGAACAAGGCGCTTATCGTCGATCCGAAAATACCGATAAGCGCCAAGACCACCGTCGTCAAAAGATCGACCCACCGTGGCAGCTCTTCAGGCGACGGAGCGGCATCTTGCCCGAAAGCAAGCGCCGCCATCGAAAGAACTGCAAACATAATGAATGCAATCAATTGCATTATCTACCTCCATTCAGCGCCGATCTGCACCGTAGCCAACGCGACTTGAGTTACAACAAGCTTGTCATCCTCGCCGCACTTCTTTGCTCCCATCATTACCACACCCAAGCATAGCAGCATGGCAAGGATAACAAGCACCCTTGACGCTTTCTTCATTCAACACCTCCTAATTAAATTATGGCCGACTTATTATGGCGCGGCCTCAACCAGCCCATGGCATCGGAAACCACTTCCTCCAGCCCCCGTGTGCGAGCCACCGTAACCCAACTCATTCGGAATCTTTAACATTTTCTTTCTTCTTCTTTAGTTGTTATTGTCCACCCGCAATACGGGCACTTAATATCTCCAAACGGATCGAACGGAAAATATCGTCCACAGATAGGACATCTTCGTATCCATTCACCGTTAAGTAGTCTTCTCCTTGTCGGCGGACACGCCATTGTCGGCGGACACGCCCTTTGAATCGAGTTCGTAAACGGCTCCAACAAGAATGGACGGATGCACAATGAACGCTTTGAGCGTACCTTGACTAAGGGAACGTTTTCTTCGTCCAATAGCATCGCTGA